ATTTTATGGGAATATTTAAAGCCATTGGAAATATATTCAAACGTAGTACTCAAAATGGGCAAAGAGAAGATTCTTCTTTGCCTAGATTGGGTGCATCCACGATTTTTACGACTGCTACAGGAGGCAATCCGCTAAATATTTCAACAGTATATCACTGTGTTGATTTCTTATCAAGCAAAATTGCAGCATTGCCAATCCAATATATGCGATTGAAAGGAGATATCTATGTCGAAGACAAAGAACATCCATTGCATTATCTTTTGCAGGTGCAGCCTAACCCGGCAATGTCTGCTTTTGATTTTTGGAAAATGGTTGTTCAGTACGTGTTGTTGAGGGGTAATGCTTATATTGTTCCTGTGTATGGTGGAGAACTCTTTTATTCTTCGTTGGCACTGCTAGACCCCGACAATGTTACACATAATACAGAAAATGATACTTATACGATTATAACTAGTAATTTGACGTTAAATGAAGATGAAGTAATACACATCAAGAATTTTAGTTTAGATGGCAAAAGGGGGTTGTCAACCTTAACATATGCAAGACTTACATCAGATATTGCATTAGTATCAGATAAAGAGTCTCTTAATCGAATGGAGGTAGGAGTAAGAGGAATTGTTTCTAATGCAAGTGGAGATGTACGTGGGTTTGGTGCTTATCAGGATAAAGAGCTTAAAAAAACGGCTATAGATTTAGACGCTCGATTTAGAGGAGGAGAAAGAATTGTTAGTTTGCCAGGACAAACACAGTTTTCGCCAATAGCTCTAACGTCTGCTGATATGCAATTTTTAGAAACTAAAAAGTTTAATTTGAGAGACATATGCCGTTTTTTCAGCGTGTCACCAATTTTTGTTTATGATGATTCAAGCAACAATTACAAGACAGCAGAATTGGCTAATGTAGAATTGATGTCTGATACGTTGTACCCCTTTTTAAGGAAAATAGAACTTGAATTGCATCGCAAACTTGTGCCTCGTTCATTGAGTTGTAAACGACAATTTAAATTTAATTTGCTTGATTTGCTGGCTTGTGATTTGGACAGTAAAGTCAAGTATCAGACTTCTACGATTGCGGCAGGTCTTGCAACAGTCAATGAGTGGAGAAAAAAAGAAAACAAGCCAGCTGTTGAAGGAGGTGACACAGTGTTAGTGTCAGCAAACCTTAAAAGTCTTCAAAATCTTATAAATGAAAATAAACAAAATGGGGAAGGACAAACAGGTATTAATTAGACGCACACTTTACACGGCTAACACTCTTCACATAAGAGAAAGTGATGGCGAGAATAGTCGAAAAATAACAGGGTATGCGATTTTATTTAACACACCATCTTCAACCTTGTATGAAGATAGTGAGGAAGTGATAAGAGAAGTTATATCACCATCCGCAGTTACGCAGGAGTTGTTAGATCAGAGTGACATTAAAATGACTTTGTTCCATGATCGGCATTTAATTTTAGCCCGATCTAAATCCGGTGCAGGTTCTCTAACTTATCACATTGATAATAAAGGGGTGAGCTTTGAATTCGATGCCCCACATACAGCCGATGGAGACAAAGCTGTAGAACTAGTTAAGAGAGGGGATATTGATGGTTGCTCTTTTATGTTCGCAACGAGATACTATGATGAAGACTATGTGTCTAGAACCGTAAGTGCTAGAGATGGAAAATACGAAAAAATTTTTACTGTCAATAAAATTACAGGCATATATGACTTTACTCTGACTCCAGACCCTGCCTACCCAGATACTAGTTGTCAAGCTAGAGAACTGGTAGATGCGTTAAGAGAGAAAAAAGAAATGCCAGATGACATTGTTTGCAGACAAGTTGAAGAAATGCGACGCAATGCACATTTAAGAATTAACTAAAAATATATAATATGACAAAAACAACAAAAGAATTGTTGCAAGCATTTGAGAAGAACCAGAATCGAATCAATGAGATTGCAGATACTTGCGAACGTGAAAACAGACCTCGCACAGAGGCAGAGGATGTTGAGTACAAATCAATTCTGCAGAACAATGAAGTCCTAAGAATGCGAATGCATACTGTCGCATTAGGTCAGTATGGACAGAATTCTAACGAATTTAACATGCGAGAAGCAGACCGCATTGTTCGTGACAATGTCTCAAAGGGGCAGCCTACGACAATTTTAATTTGTCGTGACTTGGTGATGGTTGCTGACGCTAAAGCAGGTGGTATTGTTCCAATTAAAATTCAGGATATTATCGAACCTCTTGCTGAAGGATTGATTATCGACAAAGTTGGATTGCCTATGCCTACAGGTTTGGCAGGTGATTATGTGTGGCCAGTTTACGAATCTGTAGAAGCAACAATCCAAGGTGAAGGTGTTGCGTTGACAGATACAGAGATTTCACTAAGCAAACTGACCGCTTCGCCACAACGTATTGGTATTGCAATTCCTGTTACAAGACAGACTATCAATCAGTCTGATGGCGTGATTGAGATGATTGTTAAACAGTTAATGCCGCTTGCATTGTCTAAACTGATTAACAAAATTATGTTGTCTCCTGATAAAGTCACAGGAGCAACAACCTTAGTAGGCCCTTTTGTTGCTCTTAAAGAGACTGCAAAAGCAATTGGCCTAGAGCCGACGTTCCGAGACTACAATGGCATGAAAGCGGATGTGCTTAAAGAAGGTGTCGATGGTACGGCATTGTGCTGGGTAATGACACAATCTCAGAAAGCGATTGCTGAAGCAACTCCAAAAGATACTGGCTCAGGAATTATGGTATGTGAGAATGACAAGATCGCTGGTCTTCCTGTTTTTTGTTCAAATTACATTGGCGAACACATTGGCCTTGGAGATTGGAGATATCAGCCTCTTGGACTGTTTGGCGATATCTCGTTTATTGTCGATCCTTATTCTCAGGCAAGAAAAGATGCTGTAGATTTTGTGCTTAATGCTAATTATGGCACAACAACACTGCAGTCTAAGGCATTCAAACTTGCCAAGGTCGCTCCTAAAGAATAACTTCATAAAACGAACTGATATATGATGCTGAGCCTGGAGACTGTTAAGAAGCATGTGAGATCTGATGATTTTGCGGATGATGATGAATATCTGCAGATACTCACAGAGGCAGCTGAAGAACATATTGCCAATGTGACTAACCGCTCGATAAATGAACTTACAGAAATGAGCAGCGATGGTGTGTCTTTACCCAGACCAATACAACAGGCTGTGTTGTTGCTTGTAGGACACTGGTATAACCAAAGGGAAGCGGTTGCTGGAACACAGATGACAGAAGCCCCTCACACTCTCCAGGCTCTAGTTAAGCCATACGTTAAACTAGTAGAAGAATGAGAGCAGGGGCGATGAAGTACCGTGTCGCATTGTTAGAACCCGTGACAGAGAAAGATTTGTATGGCTCTGAGAAAATCAAGTATGTTGAGACTCGTACCGTACATGCGGAGCGTGTATCTGTGCAAGGAAATAGATCTGATGAGTTGGGTGAACATTTCCCCGATTATTCGGTAAAATTCAACATCCGTGACATACATCATGTATCTGAGAATTGGAGATGTCGACAACTGGGTGGCGAATTGTTTACGATTGTGGCTATTATTCCCAACATAAATCGAGGGTTTAACACTTTAATTTGCGAGAGAGTCAATGAGTAAAAGTGTATTGTCTGCAGGTAAAATAATTGGTAATGTTTTAGAGAACAATACAGAAGTTCGTAGCCGTGTCTCTAAAATATTCCCAATTATGAGCAATAAAGCTATATTGCCATATGTGTATTATCGTCGAGTCGGGTTCTCTCAGATTCCACAAAAGGTTGGTAGGGGGGCAGATACTGTTGTGATTCAAGTGGCGTGTTGCACCGCTGACTATGAATCAAGCGTTGAATTAGCGGAAGCTGTAAGGAATGCGTTAGACTATCAACAAGCGGAATTTGATGGACAAGTGATGCGTTCGTGCGTACTGACAGACTGTGATGAGACATGGAGCGATGACGCTTTTGTACAAAATTTGATTTTTACAGTTAAAATATAAATAACATGGCAAAAACTGGATATGTTAATGGTAGCGATTTGCTGTTGTATGTAGATGGAAAGGCGGTCGGCTCTTGCACATCGCATCAGACTACATTCAATTCTGAGACAAAGGAAAGAGCGGTTAAGCCGCCAGCGAAACAAGGAATGAAGTCTGGACTATGGAAAAAGAAAGGAGTCACAGGACTAAGTTTCTCAATTTCTGCGGATGGTCTTCTTTTCTATGATGAGACTGAATACGGTTTCAAAAAATTGTATAAGCTATGGAAAGAAGCTAAGAGTGTCGAGGTGAAGTGTATGGAGCGTTCAGAAGATGGAGACACTGATACTAATGGAGAGCCTTATCTTCGTGGTATGTGTATCATCACGTCATTGCAGCAGAATGCAGCGGCTCAGGACGATGCAACATACTCCGTAACATTGGAAAACGATGGAGAACCGGACGAACTTGATGAGTCAAAGATCACTGAGGGTGTCCCTGGTGAATAAGTGTTAAGTTACAACTAACTAAAAGCGGAATTGTTTTTTAATTCCGCTTTTTTCAAAAAAAAATATATGAATAAGATCGAAATAGCAGGTAAAAGTTATCCTGTTCGTGCCACAATGGGTGCATTGGTAAGATTTAGGCAGATGCAGGGTAAGGAAGTGAGTGAGATGGACGAAAATTCATCTGAAGATGTTTGTGCGTATGTTTATTGCATTCTTGTTAGTGCGTGCAACGCAGACAAAATTAATTTTGAGTATGATTTTTTGACTTTCTGCGATATTGTCGATTTGACGACAATCAATAGAATATCACAGATGTTGGTTGATCCTTCAACCGAAAAAAAAACGGCAAATCTTTAACTGTGCTGCAGCTGCTAGGAATTGCAGTTGGTAGAATTGGAATCAGTTATGATGAGTTTTTGCGGCTGGATGTTGATGCATTTGAAGCTATCGTCAAGTCTTATTGCGATCATGAGGAAGACAAAAGAAGAGATGATTGGGAGCGGATGAGATGGCAAACAATGTTGACAATACAGCCGTTTGTCGGCAATAAACACAAAATGAAGCCTGAAGATATTCTTGTTTTCTCATGGGATAAACAGGACAAGAAAAATGTCAAAACAATGACACCTGCAGAACAACGGGCAAGAATGAAAAAACTAGTTGAAAGATTAGGAGACAAGACGGTATGAAGTATATAGGGATATCATCGCAGATTTTAGACAAGACACAAAAATTGTCAGTTGCACAACAACAAAAAATAGAAAAAGCTCTTGTTGCGGCCGCATATACGATGCGAAACAATGCCCGTAAACAATTCTCTCATAACAGTCATGGGTATAATATATCTAGTCTGCAAGATGGGATAATGCTTGGCGCATTGCGTTCTGTCGCTGATGGGGTATCTACTATAACTATACATGCAATGGGCAACCTTTCAATTAAGAAGACGTGGAAAGCCCGAATATTTGCTGGAGGTGCTTATCATCGTCGCACTAAAGGCAGAGGCAGAAATAGGGGAACGATACAAGATCTTAAGACTATATCTAAGTCGATAGATCAGAATATATTGAATACATATATAAACAATGTCATTAAATGAGTCAATTAGCAGCTAAAATCACAGCAGACTCTAGCAGCTATCGCAAGGCTATTGAGGATGCAAATAATGTGCTAAAAGCATTTACTAAGGAGGAGTCCTTGGCAGCGGATTCTCTACGCAAGGTGTATGATGTTACGCAAGACCAGGTTGATGCGTACAAAAAAGTTACGGTTGCGATGGAGAAAACGACGGCTGGCACTAAAAACATAAGACAGACATCCTCGGCATTAAGAAGTGACATCGAGAAATTAAAGATACAATGGGAAAATCTCAGCGACACCGCTAAAAAGAGTAAGTTCGGACAAGCGAT